AATTACTACAGACACTTGTGAGCGTGCCGGATTAGGCCCAAAAGCAACCGAGAATCTATGTGACTGGTTGAATGAGGAGTTCTATTGTTTTTACGATGGGTGTCTTCCATTTGATATGAAGTTTACACCTCTTGGCGCATCGCCGGTACCCATGGATAGAGGCGTTGTCTGTATAACCGGAAAGCTTAAGAGTTTTAAGACCAAGGCCCAAGCAGGCACAGCACTCGTTAATCTTGGTTATAAAGTAAAAACGAGTCTAACTAAAGATGTAACAATTCTCGTTAATGAAAGCGGTATTGAATCAGCAAAAACTAAACAGGCCAGAGAATCTGGCGTTGAAATAATTACGGATTTACAATCCTATTTGGAGAAAAAATATGGCACTTCCTAAGTGGACTGATGAGCGTACCGAAGCGCTCACAAATTTTGTCGGAGCTGAAAGCCCCGTATCCCAGGCTACTGTTGCAGACGCAGCAGATGAGCTTGACACCTCTGCACGTTCTGTCTCTAGCAAACTGCGAAAGATGGGATTTGATGTAGAGCTTGCTTCTGCTGCTGCAGGCAAGTCTTTTTCTGAAGACCAAGAAGCTACTCTACGCTCCTTTGTTACTGATAACTCAGGAGAGTACACCTATGCTCAAATTGCTGAGCATTTTGAAGGCGGAAACTTCTCACCTAAATCTATTCAGGGCAAAATCCTGAGTATGGAGCTTACTGACCATGTTAAGCCTGCTCCCAAGGTAGAGAGTGTTCGCACCTACACCCCTGAAGAAGAGAGCACATTTATCTCTATGGTAAATGACGGTGCTTTTGTTGAGGCTATCGCCGATGCACTGGGCCGTACTGTCAACAGTATTCGTGGTAAGGCACTAAGCCTTCTCCGCTCTGGTGATATTGCTGCTATTCCTCGACAAGAGACTACAAAAGGCCCAGCCAACGCTGATCCTTTGGCAGGAGTAGACGTAGCGTCTATGACTGTAGAGGCTATTGCTGAAGCTATTGGCAAAACTGCGCGTGGTGTTAAAACCATGCTTACTCGTCGCGGTCTGACTGCGTCTGATTATGATGGTGCTGCTAAAGCTGCTAAGTCTCAGTAATCTTTTTATGTTGTAGGCGGCTGGCCTCTATTTGGGGCCAGTCTTTTTATGTTCGGGGGAACAATTGAATATTTCCAGTGCTTTAATAAAGCAGTGTATTGCTGTGGGAGACTTTGAAACGTGGAGTTATCTGCGTAAAGAGTACCTTCCTGGCGAGTATCACCTGCTCTTTGAGGCCATTGATAATCATTGTGAGAAATTTCATGAGTTCCCTTCATTTAATGATTTAAAGTTAAGTATAAGACACCCTTCTACTAAAGATAAGGTGTATGCAGTAGAGTCTATTGATGTAGACATTGAGCCTGCTACTTTACTTGAGTATCTAAAAAATGAGTATGCTCAGAAAGAGATTTTAAATTCTCTTGATAAGTATATCGACAATTCTGTATTGTTTGCAAGTGCAGATGAATCAGTCCAAGAGCTACATCAGATAGTTCTGGATATTGAGGATAAAGTTGATCTTGAGCTTCCCCAGGAAAGTATGCAGCGCATACATCTTATGGAGCCTGAAGAAGAGCTTGCCAAGCATATTGGCCTTGGATTAAATTCTATTTATGACGAGGGTATCACGTTTAGTCCAAAAGATTTAATTCTTGTGGGAGGTAAACGTGGCTCAGGCAAGTCTATTACTTGTGCCAATGTTGCAAACAATATATTTCAGTCTGGCCGTTCAGCTATTTATTTTACTATTGAAATGGATAGTCGAGCAATATTGCAACGATGTTGTTCGATCTCAACTGGAATTCCCTTTTCTAGCATTCGCAACGGAAACTTGACGAATATAGAGTGGGAAAAAGTAGCTTGGTGGCAAGCAAGTCGTTTTGTCAACGGACAAGAGCGTCTTCTAGAATACAAGAAAAGCACTAGCCGAGATTATAATGAGTTTCACCGTAGTCTAACTACACAGCATGAGCTTCTCCCGACTCAACAGTTGGATGTTGTCTACGATCCTAGCCTTACTATCGCAAAGATACGTGCAGAGCTAGATAAGAAAGTCTCTAAAATTGGTGCAAGTGTTATTATTGTAGACTATATAAACCAAGTTAAACGCTCTAATATTCCTTCCAGAGGAGGCCAGTATGACTGGACGGAGCAGATTGAAGTTAGTAAAGCTTTAAAGTCCATGGCTCAAGAGTATGATTGTGCTGTTTTTTCTCCGTATCAAACAGACGCAACAGGAGAAGCTAGATTTGCTAAAGGTATCTTGGATGCCGCAGATGCAGCTTACTCTCTCGAGACTTGGGATCAAGAGGATCAGTGTATTACGTTTAATTGTGTTAAGATGCGCTCAGCGAGTATGAAACATTTTACTTCCACTATGAATTGGGAGACCTTGAAGATAGGGCCGGAAACGGCTCTAACTCCTAAAGAGCGTGAGGAGTCTTCCCACAAATCAGACGAAGAAATTCACGACCTCTGATAAAAATAATGCTTGACACTCCCATCGATTTCGTGTATAATATATGCTTAATCATGGGAGTTTTTACTTATGGGGATGATTTATGGATCTTTACGCCACACTACCAGCGGTAGAAAGAAAAAAAGTATTAGAAGAAAAGCTAAGGCTATCAAAGTTGGGGGTATACATGCATCTGAGCGACATAGTTTCCGCCGGTGTACCGATGACTACCCTTCGCGTCCCGACACAGCTGGAGTTGCCGCTAGAGTGGACCCACCACGTTACACAGGAACCCTTGTTAAAGGTATCGGAACCATGCACAAGTCAAATGCAGTCCCCGTTATTAACGAAGAAGAGATGAAAGATTTAGCGAGGATGAGACGGTAATGCACGACGCACTTATAGAACATTGGAATAGTAGAGATACGTGCCCTAACTGCGGGGAGCACCTGCAGGGGGACGGATATAGTAATGGCAATCCTGTGCGATGCCCTAATGCTTTAGAGGAGGACTGGTGGTACAGCGAACCAGATAGCGGTCCTTGGTTTTGTAGTATTGATGAATATTTAGAATATGACGGCCAACCTGATGAGGCTCAGGAGTGGCATGACTTTGATCCGGATTGCTAATGAACGTAGAAGATATACTCAAGTCTAGAAATATACCTTACTTACCTCGAGGCAAGGACTTTGAGATAAGCTGTTTAAATCCAGAACACCCTGATCGTAATCCCAGTATGCGAATAGACCAAGTAACTGGTATATTTAATTGTTTTTCTTGCGAGTACAAAGGAAATTTATTTACTCATTTTGGCGAAAAAGCCAATCGCATGGAAATACAGAGGCAGATGCTCAAGAAAAAAATTAAAAAAGTGCGAGAAGAGTCAACAGGTATAGAAATGCCTAAAGACGCTGTGCCGTATATAGGTAGTTGGAGAGATGTTCGACCAGAGACATATAAAAAATTTGGGGCGTTTCTTAGCTCTGCAAAAGAGTTTACAGGTAGAGTATGTTTTCCCATAAAAGATAGAACAGGTAAAGTAGTAGCAATTCAAGCCAGAACACAGACAAGTCAAATACCGAAGTATTACAATGCTCCACTCGGGGCTAAAATGCCTCTCTACCCTATAGTCACACCTATACAAAATAGTGTGGTTCTGGTTGAGGGCATATTTGACGTACTCAATCTACACGATAAAGGTATTTCAAATGCTATATGTTGTTTCGGGGTAAAAAACTTTAATGAAGAAAAGCTAGAAGTATTGATTGTTCAAGGTGTTACAAACATTGATATATTTTTGGATAATGATGAAGCAGGCCAGCAAGGGGCCGAAAAGATAAAAGAGCTGTGCGAGAAATTTAGTCTCACTACCCGTATCATAAAGTTTGGTGATAAGTATTTAGATGCGGGAGCACTGTCTCAGTCTCAAGTTGATAAGTTATGGAGTAAATTATATGCCTAAAGTTGCATTAGTAGAAACCAAGCCCAGTAAAACAAATTTTTCTCAAGAGTTCGATGGGGCTTTTGAGTTTGATCAGTACCAATTATGTTCTGATCCTTCAATTAAAAAAGTATTAAAGCGTGATTGTGACATAGATATGGACCCTGCTCAATATGATTGGGTAGTGCTTGTAGGGTCGGATGCTTTAAAATACTTTACAAAAATTAATTCAGTAACAGAGTATTCTGGAAAAAAAGTAGAAGGTAAATATTTGCCGGTAATTAATCCTGCAATGCTTACATTTAAGCCAGAGGCTAAAAAAACGTGGGAAGACTCTAAAGAAAATATTAAAAAATACATCTCAGGAGAAATCGAAGATGTAGTAATAGATGAGCAAATTGCTTGGGGAATCCAAGAGACGGAGAAGGCTAATGATTTTATTCGGGCTGCCATTAAGGAAGAATGTGGATACATTGCGCTCGATTCTGAGACAACTGGGCTATACCCTCGTGACGGTTATATGCTTGGGATTAGTCTTAGTTATTGTGGTAAGTTCGGCGCTTATATTGACACCGATTGTTTTGATGATGAAACTGAGCAATTACTACAAGCACTTTTCGATAAGAAAATAGTAGTTTTTCATAACGCTAAGTTCGATATGGCATTCTTTGAGTATCATTTTGGATTTAGATTTCCTCAGTTCGAAGACACTATGCTGCTGCATTATCTTATAGATGAGAATCCCGGGGGTCATGGACTAAAGCCTTTATCGCTAAAGTTCACTCCCTATGGAGATTATGAAAAGCCAATGTATGATTGGATTGACCAGTATCGAAAAGAGCACGGCATACTTAAAGCAGATTTTCAGTGGGGCAGTATTCCCTTTGATGTAATGAAAACGTATGCTGCGATGGATGCTGTATGTACCTTTTTATTGTATGAAAAATTTATTAAGATTAAAAAGAATACAAAGCTCCTTTCTGTGTACGAAAATATCTTAATTCCTGGAACTAGATTTCTTACGGATATTCAGGATAATGGAGTACCTTTTAATAAGAAAAGACTTTATCTAGCACAGGATGCGATGCAAACAGACATTGATAATGCTATTGCAGACCTATACAAAAACAGTAAAATACGGAGGTTTGAAGAGTTAAATGGAAAACCTTTTAATCCAAATAGCACTGTGCAGTTGCGCACTTTATTATTTGATCACTTGGGCCTTAGACCAACTGGAAAGAAAACAGGTACGGGCGCAGATTCTACTGATGCGGAAGTGCTCAATGAACTCTCACTTCAAAGCGATGTACCAAAACTCATCTTGGATATACGACAAAAATCTAAAATCAAAAATACTTATCTTGACAAGATTATACCTCAGCTGGATAGAGACTCTCGTCTTCGTACTGGGTTTAACCTTCACAGTACTACTAGTGGCCGTCTTAGCTCTAGTGGTAAACTTAATATGCAGCAACTTCCTAGGGATAACCCTACTGTAAAAGGCTGTATCAAGGCTGCTCCAGGACATAAGATTGTTGCAATGGATTTAACTACCGCAGAGGTATATGTGGCCGCAGTGCTCGCAGAAGATAAAGCACTCATGGAAGTTTTTAGTTCTGGAGGAAACTTTCACAGTACTATTGCCCATAAAGTTTTTAGGCTTCCATGTGCTGTTGAAGAAGTAGCAGAGCTGTACTCTGATAGAAGACAAGCAGCAAAAGCTGTTACTTTTGGCATCATGTACGGGGCGGGGCCGGCAAAAATTAGTGAGCAAGTAACAAAAGACAGTGGAAAATATTTCTCAAAGCATGAGGCTACAGAAGTTATTAATGAATACTTTGAAGCATTTTACAACTTAAAATCTTGGATTGAAGACAGGCAGAAGTTTATTGAACAAAATGGGTTTGTTTACAGCTTCTTTGGAAGAAAAAGGAGACTACCAAATGTTCAAAGTTCCGATAAAGGCATCAAATCTCATAGCATTCGGTCTGGTCTTAATTTTCTGGTACAGTCTGCTGCTAGTGATATTAACTTGCTTGGGGCTATAGACATGGGTGATTTTATTAAATCACAAAAACTTAAATCTCGAATCTTTGCTTTAGTGCACGATTCAGTCTTGGCAGAAGTGCCTGAAGATGAAATTGACTTTTACTCTGAAATGCTGCAAAAGTTTGTACAAAAAAATAGAGGTATTTATATTCCAGGTGCTCCGATTGGTTGTGATTTTGAAGTCGGAGAAGACTATTCAATGGGTAAATTTACGAAGCTATATGGTGATATACTACAAGAGCATTAATAAAATTAAGTTTCCTGTTTATGAACTTCCCAGTGGAAACTGGGATAGACAAGATGGTTTATTATTCTTAGACGGACAAATAGTAGATGATAAAAATATGCTAGGAGACACTCTAGGAGTACGAAGGCTTCAGACTCCCTACGAGAATGTATTACCGCTAAAGCATCAGATAGATACATTTAGGGGTATAATAAAAAGTAATAATAAGTACTTTATTGATACTAACGGAGTTTCTTTTATTTATGAAAAAACAAAGTTTTGTAAGTTAAAATATTATAAAATAAAAGATGTAGTTTTAAAAGGCTCTTGTTGCTTACTAAAATTACATGGAGTAAAAAATTCATTTGTCATCCCTAGGCCTCCTGACATGGATATAAAATATGCAGGAGTTGTTCATTGGGAGGGGCTCCCTTGGGTACTATATGACTATGCGGAAGATAGACTTAAAGATACGAGAAAAAAAGTATGAAAGCTGTTCTTAGTAATCGTATATTTATGGAAGCAGCTCCTCCGCTTAGGGAAGAGCTGTCAAAAGAGTTAACATATAAAATTGCTCCACA